CAATAAGGGGAAAGAGGATACCTGCCAAAAAATATTTCGTGTATAAAGTGATTACTCTACTCATGCGGTTCACCTGTCTCGCAGACATGCGGTTATGTGTTTGTTGGCTACTATAACTTAACAGGCGGTTTGAGAAAACTTAACAGGCGGTTTGAGAAACCAGCGTCCATTACCCAACTCTCTTGAACGTTAATGATGTAGCCCCTACATAACCATTATCTCCACAAATATTTCTATTACCTGACGACCCTGCAATCGAAGCCCCAAGGTGAATAGTATCCCCGGCAACTCCATATACTCTTCGTGGGTTTATGGTGGCACTCTGATAAAATCCACTTCCACTAAATTCACCACCTGCCATTGCTATTGCCGTAGCAGACCCATATGTAGCGGAGCCAATTTTGATAAACGAGTTTAATTGTGTATAAGTTCCGCCATCGACTGATCCTCTTACCGAACCACTTACCTCGTAAATTCCACTCTGCTTGACCACAACATTCACTACAGAGTAGACGGCAATATTGGAGCCTGAAATGTTGGTGGTGGCAAGATTAAGCGTTCCCCCATAATCGATTGCGGGCTGGAAAAGGACCCTTGGTTCAAGCCCTGCCGTGGTAAGTATGGTCCAGTCGGGCGTATTTGTGGTGTAAAAGGAGAGCCAGACATGCCCATAGCACTCACAACTATGAGCTGAGTCTCGGATGTATGTGCTTCCGTCCTCCAACTTAAAAAAGTCGGGATCGGATATTGTCGTGGTCGTGGGCACCCTCTCGAACCCAGTATATCGGCTCAAAGCCAGTACCACACCTGTCCCGTCATAAATCCCATACAAATAGAATATATAACGGCTATTATTTGCTGATACAGCGCCGCCGTAGTTATTTGCATCGAGAAACGTGAATCTCCCATTCCCTGTCAGATATGAGCCCGCGCGAGTGTTAGGGACCAGCCCGTTTCCAGTATTGATCTGGAATACCCATATATTGTCTGCATTGGGGACGTTACCGCCGGAGAGCGTAAAGATATCTAAGATGTTAACAGTGCTATTCGGCACTATTTTTACATTTAGGGCTTTCTGTATGATGGCTTTATGTGTGCCGTTGCTATTATGCTCCACCTGTACTTTAGCCTCTAATCCCAACTGGCTCTGCACCTGGAATGTGGCGCCATCATAAATTACGGTTACCACCTGCCCTGCTTTAATGTCGCCAAGGTCCAGTGCTACATCCTTATTTTTTTTAATGGGAACTACAGCCAGAGTCCCGACTTTGAGCGTAGAGGCTCCGGTATTGGCGTTAGTAGCCTTAAAGCTGATCGCCATACCCTGCACGTAATTATTCAAAATAATGTTCAGGACATAGGCGTTAGCCACGCCCGAGTCAATCACATAGTATGTGCCAGGATCTATAACCAAATGACCGGCAATAAACGCTTCCGCCGATGCTGCCTCGGCGGCCACTGCCACAATATCCTGGACCAGCGGGATAAATCGCATCCGATGGCCTCCGGCCCCTAGCCCAGTGGTAGGGTTGTTGTCGTCGCTGTATGTATGCCCGCCAATCGTTACGCTACTCATATAATCTCCTTTACCTCGTATTGTGTGCCATACGTCTTAAAATCGGTGTGAGTGATAGGTGATGATTTACGCAGGCGGCCCAGATAACTGCAGCGGATGAGATTAGGCTGATCGTTCTTATCAGCAACCAGAAACACTTCACCGCTGATCCCCGCCTGCCTCTGCAGCTCCAGCGACCTGTTATATGCCTCATCCGAAGACATATCATTCAGTGAAAATGATGTCACGCGATGCCCGCGCCGCATATCGAAATATTCTACCTCGCCCAATGAGGTATCCACCTTTGTGTTCTCCTCGTAATAGACCGCGCTTCCGTAGGCGACTCCTGATTCAGGTTGCCAGCCGAGCCCGATGAATGGCCTGCCGATGGCTAAGTATCCTGCAGGATTTGCAGGATCGTTAAATTCAAATAATATGTACCTGGCAAATACCATCGTAGAGAGCACCTCGATCAGACTCGCCATGTAACCGGTTTTTAACTCCTCGGTCGGCTGGCCAGTCCACCAGTTGTTATCCTCGAATTCCAGTGAATAGGTTGACCATATCGATGGCCATGCAGGCTTCCATCCCGTATCCAGGAGCAGTGTCTCGAAGCCCGCCGTGGCGCTTATGGTAATTCGGTATGTGGCATCCAGCGAGAAGTTATGGTTAACCTGGGAGAGTAATGAGATATTCCGCAATCTCCCGAGATCTGCCAGGTACTTTGTGCTCGATAACTCCAGATCCGTAGACCGTGCCTGGTCTGATAGCTCCCTGGTCTGAAGGCATGTCAGCGGGCGGTTTCCCCATGCCCCTCCTGAAAGGGTTGCTTCGTCGATCCTATTAGGATACGCAAGCATTAGACTTCCCATGTTATCCCCATAACGTTAGATCTATCCAACCAAGAGCATAGTCCGGCTGAATGCCGATGATGATTAGAGGTTTCCCGGAATCGTAACCAAAACGGGGCAGGGCCGCAGAAACTTCCACTCCAAGATCGAACAACGTGATCGTCTCCGGAGAGGCAAAAACCTTTATCATCAGTCGATCTCGCTGCACGCCATGAAGCGCCTGCAGGCGTTGTGCTTCCGCCAGGGCGGCGGCCGCATTGGTCAGTCCTGTCGTAATGACCAACTCAGTGGCGTTGGGATAAGTATCGAGGAGATCGGGAGCGGAGTATTCGACCGATTGATATTCCTGGGCGAGTAGTGCCCGACGTGCATCAGTAATGGTCCCGGCCAAGTCGCTGGTCTGCACGGTGTGGTTGCGGGCATAGTTTACCGTCACCTTCCATACAGGCGCGCCTTTATTATCGTCAGCTGTATTGATTATCTCCGGCTCAGCGACGACGCAAAAAGGGGCGCCCGCTATGGGCGTGTAGCTGGTGGATTCCGTCATCAGCTTTACTGCGGGATCGCCCACAGGGGCATTCAGTCGCTGTATGCGGAACTTACCCAGCCGGTCAAAACCCCGCCATGCGCCTACATCTCCACAGATGTCTGTAAGGGCATCGGAGACATTGATAGGGGAATCGTACCAGCGCTCGATAGGAGCGCTGTTTGCCGCATCCAAGGCCGTAATATCGGCATCTATAATATCCCCTGCCGATAGCCTGGTAAGTGCAAAGGCCTTTGCAATCTGCCCGACTGTACGCGCCGCTACAGTGGCACCCTGTACCACATCGGCCGTGACCTTACCTGAGGGGGAACTGCCGAGTCGAAAATATCCCTCGGCCAAACACGTGCTATACGTCCCTGCAGCGACTGTGGCCGCTTGCAGAAGCGCGCTGGTCGCATAATTAGCGCTGAATGAGTACGATGCCACTCCCTGGCAATACGGCGTGATAGACACTACCACACCATCATGCACCTGATACGTTAGTTTTGAACTGTTCACACACGGTGGAGATATCTGAGGTGCGGCGCCCACACAAATAGGCTTGGGCTTATTTTTCAAATCCTCTACGCCCTCCAGGCCGTTCGGCAACGCATTATTACCCGCATAAAAATGCGTTTGTAATGGCTGGTCGAGTTCGGCTTCCCTGTCCCTATTACGCAGCGTGATCTCGCTCCAGGAGAATTCAGGTTGCGCATTTACGCCAGTCATTATCACCGGGAATCCGGACGGATATGCCGCGCCTTCATATCCTAACCTTTTGACGAATGGATAACCGGCAAACACATAATTCTTGAGCGCGTCGAGACCACCGTCCGGATTGGTTAACACCGTTTCGCCAAAGCCCGTTGTGCTTTCCCCGCTAGTGGTGCCCTGGCTGAACAGGTCCCGCCTGTAGTTACCGGGCTGCTTAAGGCGCGGCGCATAATAGGCATTAGGAGGAGTCTCTCCCGGCTGTGTCAGATGCCCAGAGCAGGAAAACCTTAAAACCCGAGTCCCAGGCAGGCCCGGATCATAAACTGTGACTTCCTCCAGATATTTTTTTTTCATGCTGCACGCTCACGCCGGGAGGAGCTTTCGAGAGTCTTGAGGCTGGCATTACCTTTCCCCTGTTCCTTAAGTAGCTGGTTAAAGCCATCCTGTAAGACCTTGAGCTGAAGTTTAAGGACCTGAATTTCTTCTTCCTTCAGCCGGTTGCTCTCCAGGAGAGCCGCTAATGTTGAGGCATCAGCCTGTTGCGCCTGCACCCGGATGCCATACTTGCGCAGAATAGCCGAGGATTGAGGATCGATAATCGTTTCAGACCGGTGGACCTTGGCTACCATGTCATGAGAGATTTCAGGGCTGCCGACATCGAATGAGGGCAGATTCGCACCCGTCAGGTTATGAAACCACCCGGCGTTCGTCAACGCATACAACGCCTGAGATGCATCCGCAGTGTTATTAGCTATACTGCTTAGCCTGTCTACCTGCTGCTGCAACAGGTTTATCTGGGCGTCCTGCTGTGTATATGTGGCCTGCGCCAGGCCCTGGACCTCTGCCATGGCCGATAAGATGTGATTGTAGTCAGTTGTGTATGCTGAGCCACTCGCATTATATCCGCGCGAGGCCTCAGCGAATGCCTGTCCGAGGCTACTGATATTGGCAGCCTGGGACGCATCGCCTGCCATGGCCGCCTGATATGCTGCATCGAAATTAGAGCGGGCCAGGCTCAACTTATCGCCAGGGGACAACGTAGAGAGGTCACCGCCCTTCAGTGTGGCAATCATACTGGTAATACTGTCATAGGCACTGTGCCAGGCTGATGAGATTTGTTTTGCCGCATCTATCTGCTTGGTGGCAGTATCGGCCAAAGATTTATTGTATTCTCCCTGAGCTGTTATCAGCTTCTCTTTAATAATCGCCGTTAGTTCCTGAGTTTGCACCATTTGCAGGAAAACAGTATCGAGGCCCTTTGCCCTGGCTTCGGACAACCCCTGCTCATTACTGTAGATTTTCTCCTGGATGTCGGCAATCGGCCCCAGGCCATTGTTTCTAAGATCCCGCAGGTGGGCATTGTCGTACATCGCAGTGGTGTTTAAGGCAAACGCATCCGCAGCAGCCCTGGCCGCATCCGCAGCCTGCTCGCTCATTGTATATACCGAGTTTGCAGCAGCGGCTATATTCATGAGCGAGGCAAACGTCTTTTGTCCGCTCTCTGTAGTCACATCCAGGGATGATACCAGAGCTTTAAACCCGTCCCTCGTGGCCGGTATTGCCATGCCCAGATCGCCAAAAGCCGCTGCCATCACCTTCTGGCCAGCCTGGGCCTGTAACTGCGCTCTCTCGGTGTCGGTATAGAAGTTCTGGAAATACAAGCTGGTTTTGCTATTGAACGCATCCAACCCTCCCATCATATCTACCAGGCTTGACGCTGCATCAGCGCCCTGGACAGTCACTTCCATGAGCTGCATGTTGAAGAGTGCAGCTGCACCATTAACGGCGCTTAGAGAGGTCGTGAGGCGCGTCAGGGCCGTGGCAGCATCCTCCCCGTTCCTCTCGAATTTTTTCAGGTCATCTCCGGCGAAAAAATCGATAGCTCCGGCCATCATTTCTTGTATCTTCTTTTGAAGTTCCTCGACTGTGAGGTCCTTCAAATCTCCGATCTGTGCCGCCCACTGCTTTGAAAAGCCGCTTACATCGAGGCCCAGGGACTCCATGGCCTTTTTAGCATCCGTAATATATCTCTCGACCCCTGATGCCAAGGCCAACATCTGAGGGTCATTGAGAGGTAAATGGTTTGTTGAAAAGTTAACCCCGGATTCAGTCGTAGCTCTGTGCCACTCCCCATCCTGAAACATGCCGGTTGGTGTGTTGTTGTAATTGTAGGACATGGCGAACTCAGGGTTGTGGACTTTCTTGCCGCCCAAAGCCCCGGCAAGTGCTCCCACAACGGTACCTATAATCGCTCCGGCAATTGTGCCCACTCCGGGGACAATACTTCCAATAGATGCTCCAGCCGCCATCCCACTAAAAGCACCTCCTGGCATGCTCCCCGATCTGTATGCCTGATACATCCCATATAACCCGGCCGCTGCGCCAATCCCAGCACCTGCGTATTGCCAGCCAGATGGAGCCCCCAACCCTGCAAAAGCTTCTTCACCGGCATATCCGGTTTCACCCATAAGCCCAGTTGCAGCATTGGAACCCCATTTGTAACCACCATAAAGCAAGCCGGTTGGTACTCCTATGGATGCTCCACCCATCGATGAAGCGCCACCGGCCACACCGAGAACAGCGTTCTGGATACCTCCTGCCGCTCCACCAACGGCCTGAAGGACCGGCACGATGATCGGCATGGCCAGGGCCTGTGTGGCCATCTGCGCCAGCAGCTTGGCAAAGAGGCCTCCGATCCAGCTCGTGAGGGATTTGAATGAGAGCTTTGCCTTGCCGGTGAAAAGGTCCTCAAACCAGTTCTCCATACTTGTGAACGCTTCACGAGCCAAGGATTTGCCGCGGTCGAAGCCCCACTCCAAAGAGGCCACATAATCCTTCATGCCAATTTTCACACCACCCGCGAATCCGGACGCTATCTCACGCTGGTCAATCAATTTCCCGTTGATAGCTGTAATAGTAGCGAGTGTTTGCTGCCGCGCTAAAATAGCGGCCGGTTCATTACCCTGTATAGAGTCATATGCCGCCTGTTGAGCAATCCGCTCTTTTTCTAAAAGATCAGCGCGTTGGGTTGCTGCATCAGTCGCAGTTATTGAGTGTGCCCTTTCGAGTTGGTCAACTATCGTCAGTCGATTTTCATACTCAGCCATTGAGCGCGATGCTTTTTGAGCTGCCTCCTGGTATGCGGAGGACGTTGCTTTTATCGCATTAGCTTTATCCGTTTGCTGTATTATCTGGCCCGCAGTAATATTATCTTCCTCAATCCATGCTTTTAGCAGTTTCTTATAATCCGGGCGTGATGCATCAAAGGCTTTCTGAGCCGCAGCCGCATCAATAAACCTGCCCTCCGTTGTCAAAAGTTGAATATTGAGCTGCTCAAATTGATCGTTCATATCGCGGGCAACCTTATCTATGCCTAGATCGTGTTGTAGTCCAATAGTCACCACCTTCGCATTCACCGCATCTAGTGTTTTACCTGCTTCCTCGAATTTTTTATTGGCGTCGGTCCAAACCTTAAGTATTTCTTTGTCTTTGACATCCCCAGTCGCCATGGTATCCGCTTTTTTAACGGATCCTTGAGCATCATCATATGCCTTCTGAGCGATGGCCAGTTCCTTCTTCAGTTCGACCATTTGCAGAGAATATTTACCGTCCAGGTATTGCTTTTCAGACAAGAGTCCCTGGGCGTGCCTATCATCCAGGGCGGTGAGTTCGAGGGCCGACTGATTTTTGATTTGTGCTAATCGTCTATCGTCATATGCCTTCGAATATGCCAGGTATTCGTTATGAGCCGTTTCTTCATCCTTAAGATACTGCATCGCCTCCTGATGCTGCTGCTCACTGAGGCGTTTAGCTTCATCAGCAAGGCGTTTTCTTTCATCTTCCTTGCCTTTAGCAATTGCGGCCGTATCATCTTTGTAGGGTGTAGGTGCCGGAGCACCAGGCGGATTTACATTATCCCTAAGTTGATCTTTTTTGCTCTTCTCCCACTCTTTACGCCAGGCCTCTCGTTCATCAGATATCTGCTTTAATATGGTCTTGGTCTGAGCAGATGACGTGGTGAAATCCAGTATTGCAATAGTCTCCTGGAGGGTATAGCCCAATTCTTTCCACCCTCTGATAAGGCCCCATACAACCTGTGTGCCGACATTCCTGACTGATTCAAATTGATTATTTAGGAGCTTCCCGATCTCCCAGCCCACCATGAATGCGGCCAGCACGCCGAACGCAGCTTTGATCGACATTAAACCTAAGGTAGCCTGGGAAGAGGTCGTAGTGATCGTTTCGCCCAGTACTCCGACTTTTGTTGAGGTGATAATAGCCTCAGCTCCGGTCAGGCTAAGGTTCATTCTCATTGTCGCCAACACTCCGGTAAAGACCCCTGCACCAGCAGTAAAACCGCCTGTCACCGCTGTGGCCGTAACAACGCTTGCGGTATATATGACTAATGCACCCACCCCATAATACAAGCCCTCACTAGTGTCCTTAAGCATGTTTTTCATGGCCAGCAGATCAAACGTATGTTCCCTTACCCACTTCATGCCACCAGATACAGTTTCGTAAAAAGCTGTTGCCCCGGCGGTCAACTCTGGTAAAAATAGATTACCGAGGGCCAGTTTTAGCTCCTCTAAGGGCCGTTTACTAGAGGATATTTTTTTAGCAGCAAGATCTAAGGAGTTCGCATATAGGCTATTCAGCGGTTCTAACTCCTTCAAAACAGCCTGTAAGAGTAGTAACTTGCGCTGGTGCTCAGTAATACCAGCATCATTCATTCTCATTAACTCACGCTGTGACACAGTAATGCCCATCTGATGCAACTCTATGGTCTGCCCTGTCAGGATTGCGCGAATCATAGTTTGATATGCTTCGGAAGAGGAAATAATTGAATTGGCGTACTGAGAGTAAGCAATAGCCGCCCCCTGAGCACCTTGAGCAAGTACCCCCAACTTATCTAATGGCAACCCTGCGCGGGCAAAAGCAGTTGTGGCACCTGTTGCCGCCATCGTTGTTATGTTCATGTCACGCACAGCATCACGATACTTCAACATCTCAGCAGCGGCGTGCCCTGTGTTATTTCCGATAACAACTAATGCCCTATCCGCCTGTTCCACATTAGCAGCGAACATGATCACATCTTCAGTTCCCCTGGCAATAGATATGGCCGCCACTGCGGCGGCGACTCTTTTCGCAGCTTCAGCGGCAAAGTCCAACTCACCCCCTACCTGCTTGCCGGATTGGCTGACATTGGTGGCCATTTGGCTTGCCGATTTACTTACTTTGTCAAAGCCAGCAGAGGCACTATTTGCCGCATTTTGTGCCGTGCCCTCGAAACTTATAACCTCGCCCGTCGCGGTTTTAAAGCCCGTGACAAGCCCGGCGGAGTTCAGGGTTAAAACAAGTGCCAGTTCGTTACTTTGTCCCATTCAACCTCTTCTGCGCTCTTTTCATGCTCTCCAGATATTCCTCATCAGTCTCATTTCCCGTAATCCCCATTTTGGCCAGCATAATCCTCAACGCCTCACGTTCCCATATATCGATCTTGTCGTAAAAGCTGCGGTCCCGGACAAGCCCGAGATTTTTAGCCATGCGCTCTATAACATCGATCTTGAGCGCATAAGGCATGCCGTCCATGCCCGCCCTTTCAAACTGCCCGGCTGCCCGGCTGAGGAGATATTCCATCTCCTCGTTGCCGGGCAGTATCCTTATATCTCCAGCCTCGCCGACCGTCCCGGAGTAGCACAGGCGAACGAGGTCTATGAGTTTTTTGTTTCAGCCTCTATGGTCGCCTTACTCAATTCGAGGGCCTTCTCGACGATCGTGGCCCCGAAACTACGTTTTCTGGGAACCTTAACGATCGTTACCAGTCCCTCTTCATCCACCGTTTTGACATCCTCAAAATCTTCGATCTGGACGGAAGCCAGGGCAAGCTTGTTTTCATCGAGTGTCCCATCCAGAGGAGCCTTGGTATCGGCATCTATGATTCTGAAATTATGGATTGCCCGGCATACCAGATTGTCGTGGACCTCGCGGAACTTAGGATCGTCAGTATCCAGATAGCTCAAAGTCTCCATCTGCTTCGTTGTAGCATTCCATACGCTTTTTTTCTTTCGGAACGGCTTATAAGCGGCGGAGATTTCATCCTCAGTCAAGGGGATAATCTCCATGGGGTACTCCTCGCCACCCAGGGGCAACGTCGTCTCTATTGGCTCTCCGGGTTTTCTGCTTTTTCTCAGTTCCATAAAATATCTATCTCCTTTATTTATTTGATTGTAAGGGCGAGGCGCTGCCTCGCCCTTTTACGGCTATTCTTTATGTGTACGCAATCACGAGTTCATCGTCCCCGGCATTGGGATTGAGAGTTAACGTGAGATCGTGCGTCAGAACGTTCTCACGCTTATTCAGCGTGGGAGCATTGTCCTGCTGGCATTTTGGTGCGGTAATTGTCGTGATGTTGCCAGCCGAGCCGGTCAAAGCCGCAGTCAGTGCAGACTCCGTAGAGTTGACCCAGTGCTCGAAAAAGTCCTTTGTGGCCAGAGCCGCGATCTCCGGATCGATTTTCCCTTTGGGCGCACGATCCATAACCGCATATTCGACAATGCCCGTAGGAGCATTCGCATCGATACGCGCAGCGACCTTATTGCCGAGATCAAGCGATAGCGCGTTGATCACCGCCGCATAACTGTCGAAAGTAAAGGCCGCATTGATAAAACGAGGCGGCACAGCCGTATCAAACGTGCATACTGGAATGCTGCTATCAACCGGGCCGCCGTAAATGCCGGTGAACTCCCAACCGAACTTCCCGTATTCCTTTGCTGTCAGGTTGACAGTCATATTGCCACGCGCGCCCAGGAGCTTAAAGAGCAACCCGCCGTAGTAGAAATAGATAGTCACACTTTCAGCTGCATCAACGTTTCCCGCCGCCGAGTTCGGCTTATAGGTAACGCTTGTGACAGCAACGATTGATTCTGTCATGTTACACGCGCGGTGCAACGCGCCATGACGTGGCGGCGTACCTGCCGTGCCTGAGCCCTTGACCTCGCTGTTAAACGTGAGCTTGAGGCCTTCCCCGATATTAAGACCAGGGATATTTCCCATGGTCAGCTTTGAGCTGGCCCTCTTCAGTGTCCGTCCGAGGACGCTGATTTTTGGTTCGTCTGTCAGGATCGCATCCGTGGCCGGTACCGGGACGGCATCGACACCATACTCGTCCTCGATCTTTATGAGCGCTGCATATCTGTCAATCATTGGCTGAGACCTCCCTTTTCCTTCTTCCCGCCGTCTGGGTTGTGTCATCCGTCACAGGGGCTGCAGGCAGCACAGCGGGCTCGTTTTTTTTGATGTCTGTCCCTTTATCAGCCTTATGGCGCGCAGCCATGGCCTTGTCGGCCATGTTCGGCGTCAATCCTCCTTTGCCATCGTCTACAAATGAGCCTGGTTGCATGATCCTCCTTTGTGGGCGACCCACCGGGTGCGCCCCTACGTTGAATATTTGGTTTTATATATCGCCCCATAAAGGGCGAGTTTGCTGCTATTGATAACGGCGTCTTCACGGTCCACATCAAAGGGATCTATTCCGGTAAGCCCTAAGTTCTTATCCTGGAGAACACCTAACACGTCATTGAGCATATGATATGTCCCAGGGTTATTCAGATCGCCATGCCGAGCTGCTTTATTCCCCCGGCTGTTTTTGTCGGCCACAAATATGGCGAATTCGATATGCCGCCATTTAAGAGGATATCCCCTGTTGGTGTACTTTGACCGTTCGAGGTAGACCAGCACTGCGGGGAAGTTTTTAACGAACATCAATATTGATTGTTCGTCAAGTTGGCCCGAGTAGCTGTCGCAATAACGCAGGTACGGCATACCGGCTTTAAGAGCCGTGATGACAGTGTCCTCTATGGTCTGGATATCCACCGGCATATCAGCGTCTCATTCCCTCGATGATAATTTTGAGATCATCACGATTGCCCTCGGTCAGGATCTTGTCCTTGAGCAACGACTTCGCGTTTCCAGTATCCAGGCAATAATCATTGCCGTTTTTCTTCCAGATGACCCGGTAATAATCCGGATCGTCCGGTAGCGGGGGGACCTGTTGTTTTATGTACTCCGTCTGGACTGCCACCGGAGCCGTCATACATCCTGTTAAGTTCACGCAGAATAGGATCATCAGTGCTGTTAACGTCACGTTCTTCATGTGTCACCTCGTCCGGTTGGTTTATAGGATGGCCGCTTGACGTGCCCTTGCATACCTGAGGTTCCGGCAGGTCATCGATCTCCTTGATACTCGACAAGACACGGCCCTTACGCTTCAGCCGCTGTTCTCCAAGATCGATCGCATTTTCAACTTCGGCTTTAAGACTGCTTATTGCGGCTATATTCTTAGCGTTAGCCGTCCGGTATGTCGTCACATTAAGTTGCGCCTGTTTCAGGTCGATACGGAGCCAGTCAACCTGCATCTTTTGCACACCGAGCAGAGCCAGAAGGCCAGCAATTACCACCAGATACCAATAGCGGCCCAGAAGTATAAGCATAGTCAGGCCTCAGCCCACGGTTTGACGTACTTCGCGGCCCGCCGGTTGATGATGTTGTCCGGGTACTCATTTCGCCGGTCATGCAATGAGCGGCCATAGAGCAGTCGCTGCTCTCCAGGAATGACCACACTATCCAGCCCGCCGAACCATCGGGTAGCATCACAGCCTGTCGTGTGTCTGCATACTGCAATGCGCCCGGTCACAGTGCCTCCACCGGCATTGTATGCCACCAGGCTCGCGGCCTCAGCGTCTACATCGTGAGTAAAATAGCGACGATAGGTCTCATAGAGCCTGCGCGATTCGAGGGTGATAAAAATAAACTGGTATTCGTCGTTGTAGCGGTCAGCCCATTTCCACGATACCAGTTCGTGATATTGTCGCCGCGCCTCATCGAACTTATTGAACCGCTCAGAACCGTCCTTGTTATAGGCAACGGTCATCTGACTATAACTGAACCCATACTCCCGTGCCGTTTTCAACTCTGTATGCGAGTTCCAGCACTGCCGCATTGTCGCGCAGGTTTCCTGCTCGACTTTACCAGGGAGGTTTTCAGGATTCGGAGCCCCCGGCCAGTGTTTATCCACTACCGCCCGGAAGATGTGCATATGCGGCCGGGCCTTGGCAAGTATAGTCGCGTCGGTCATAGCGCCATGAGCGAGCGTCAGAGAAACCATAACCATAAGGAACGTCATCAGAACGGTGAAGACCACGGACGAAGCCATAGGGCTTTCAATCGTCTTTTTGGCGAAGACTACAATATCGAGGCCTGGCCAGTAGGATTTGCGAAGTATGTTAACCCCCGCGAAGACCATGGCGATCATTGCAAGCCTGCCGAGCCCCGTAAAGAAGACTGATGACCCGAGACCGTACCACGCCGCGATACCCAGCAATATAGGCAACCACAGCCGTTTCCCTTCTTTTTTAATCCAATCCACGGCATCCTCCATAATGGTCCGGCCTCAATTCATCACCAGACCTTGTTAAATCCTTTAAATTTTGATCGATAGGCTTAAGCCTATACATTCCTATACCTTTGATATAGAAGGCCCTTAAAACCGCTTTAAAACGTCCGGGCCAAATACCCGGTCGGACGATCTTTTGTTAGTCCGGTAGCTGCCTGAGCCGCCGCCGTCTCCCGATCCTGAGATTGGGGTCACGCCGATCTGGACCTCTCCCCGCTGAATCAGCCCGAGGAGCTTTGTGGCGTTCGGGTACTTATCGCTGACCGTCCTGGGCATTTCCGCGTCTGAGTTGCGGCTGTAGATGTGGAAGATAGAGAGATCCACGGCCACTGCCCTGATCAGTGCGGGAACGGGATCGAGCGGGAGTGTGTATCTCCCGCCCAGATACCCGTCGATCATTGAGCCCGCATACTGCACGGCATCGTCCACCTTGGTCTGGTCCACCTCGCCGGCCCCGGCGTCATCCGTGAGCTGGATGAGCGTCCGCTCAGGGAGCGCAGCCTTCAGATCGTCCAGGGTGCAATAGGACATTACTTGCCCTTCGCCTTCTTCGTGGCTGCTGCTTTTTTATCAGCAGGCTCTTCCGTCTCTTCGGCAGAGCCTGCATCGATAAGCTCCTGCCCGGTGTCGTCATCGACTTCGAATATAGTTCCGGGCAGATGCACTTTGCCGTCATCGATCGAATGTTTCGCGCGGATCCGCATGGCTATAAAACCTTCGCCGTGACGAAGCCGTCGATCTGGATCGGATTCGGCAGAGGCGCCGATTGCACCAGAAGAACCCTGGCAGAGGGGTCCTTCTCTGTCCAACTCTTAGGGAAGAAAGGCACTGCGGCTATTGCCTCCAGGTCCTGGATAGCACCGTAAAGCCTTTCAGCCCTCACCTTGGTCGAGCCCATAACGATAGAGTCGGCAGGTATCATCGGCTTAGTCACTCCGTCCTGGTCGTCGATGCAATACTCGTCGTAGGTGTAAATGTCCATCGAGAGATCGAGCAGCCGTCCGTAATAGGTGACTCCATCGGGCAGTTCCTTGGGATCAATAACACCGAGGGATATCTTCGTTTTGTCCATCATTTTCTGGACCTCGGGATTTGCAAGGAACGGCCCTATTACATCCTCACCCACGATCAGCACGTCTGCTCCGAGACCGGAATCCTTTGATATAAGTTTTTTCCATGCCCGGAGATTCGTAATCGGCGTACCGGTTGACTGGTTCCAGCGGGCGTCAGTGATAAGCGTGATTTTATGCGTACCTGACATGAGGAAATCGACTTTAATATCCGTTCCTTCGCCGACACAAACGACAGCACCGGTCGTGATCGCCTGGGCCGCCATCCACTCCTCACGCCTGGTGATCTGGTTTGTGAGTTCCAGAAGGTCCTTCCCTAGCTGCTGCTGTGCGCGTGTGGCCGGAGCCATATTGCCCTGGTAGATGACCTCGCCGGGTTGCCGTTTGATTATGTCGGCAGCCGTTGTGATCATCTTGGGCTTGAGATACGGAGGTTTGACGCTGCGAGTCTCGTATCCCTGGCGTTCGACCATTTTCCCCGGCAATAGAGGCGAGACGAACGGCGCAAGTCTGCGCTTGCCTTTTATGATGTCCACATCAACGTTCAGGGTAGTGAACGAGTTCTGAATCTTGAAGAAGGTATTCAGTATAAATGTCCTCGGGATGAACATCTGCTCCAAGGCCTGGAGCATTGTCCGGCTCTCGAACATGTCGATTGTCCCGAATGCTACGAACGACAGGCTCCACAGGTCTTTATCCAGCAGGAGCCTCTTGTCCGTCGCCGCTATTACCAGGGAGCCGACTCCCAGGAAGCCGATCCCCAGAAGACTGCCTACCAGCAGCAGGCCCCATATGGCTAAGGTTTTAAATAACGAGTTTTTATTTTTCATGTTTCGATCTGCCTCCTTTTTCGCTATGCCGTTACAGACGGCAGTAGATTAATGTTCTTTGCCCTGAGGGCTTCCCTCACGCTGTCGGCTGTATGGCCCGCCCCGTATGTGATAGCGTTTTCGTTGAACGGTCCCGCGACATACAGGCTTGTGGTGACATCCGCTGATGTAGCGTCTGTGTCTTTAGCGAGTATTGCGTCGGGCTCCTGGGATCCATCGACTGCCGCGGCGAGGCTCTTTTTGTACTTTAAGCTTCCGGCAGCGACGGTAATGGTAAAGGTATCCCCTATCTCAAAATCGTCAGTGCCATCATTGAGTGTGAAATTAATATGCTTGCTGACATAAGGAGAGCCAACGACCGCAGGGGCCAGCAGCTCTCCGCTTGGAGTTACGACCTGGAATACTCCACTATTGCTATCAACCGCGCTTGCGAGGACAGTGAACTTATCGCCGACCTCTGCATTTGCGCCGGGGTCATTAATAGTGAATTCGAGCTGCGCGTCAACGTAGGCAGTTCCAACCGTAGCAGGGGCTAACAGCAACCCGTCCGGGTCTGTGACCTCGAATACCTCCGAGCCTCCAACAGTGGCGTCGATGCAGGTAGCAGTATATGTCCCTGTCTTTACCCTGGCTCCCGCTAATACCCCGGTCATAGTATTAGCGCCTGCGTTGCCCTGATTGGCCGTGCCTGTAGTCGGCGTGGAAATAGCTCCCATTGTCTGGCTGATGCATTTAAGGACATAGGCCCCGATCATAGCCAACAGACCCATGAGGACGCCTGTTACAGTGCCATTGCCTGCATTGCCCTGGGTGGCCGCGCCGGTGGCAGGGCAGCTCTTTGTGATCCTGCCGAGCAATGTACCCCTTGCGCGGTTTTCACCTGTGATGAGGATACCAGTGCGCCCGACAACATCCCCGGTGTCACCGGCCATGAGATTGTCAGGGGTGAATATTTCGGACTTTGTTACGTTGTCGCTCATTACTTGCCTCCTTCTTTTGGTGATGCTGATGCGATACCGGCTACCACCTGGTCGGCCTCGCTGATTTTAGTTGCCCTATCGCCGGTGGCGAACTCACTAAAGCTCACCGCTTTTGGCAAATCCTTTAAAAAGTCCTTGAACGCCTCCACCGGTGGCTTTTTGACTTTACCGTCGCCTTCCGCGAACTCGAACTCCTCGCAACCGCTCAGTATAGCCATGAATTCCATTGCCTTGGATTTTATGGCAGGTGTAACCTGTTCCGGCAAACCGTCACAGAACGCGCTGAACTCTGCAGCCATACCGGCCGCCTTTAACCTCTTATTCTCCTCGACCGTGATTGAATACGCGTCATCACGCGCTTTCTGACTCGTGGAGAATTCGGAGATCTGTCGTTGAGCATCAGCGAGCGCCTGCTCAAGCGTCAACTCCTTTGCTGTTTTCTGCACTGCTGCACCTCCCTCATTTGAATTAAATGAACACATCGCGTCCGCCGTGGCGGACGCATCCTCGATATAGCGTTTGAGATCATCTATCTGGTACTGGCTAAATATGCTGTCCGCCGTCTCCGTCCCGAACTTGGAGATATACCAGTCGCGCAGCCGCTGGAAGATATCGCCCACGTTAGTCATGCGATTATCCGCAAACTCAAAGGTACTGCCCTCGTCTTCGGCGTTGAACTGAAAAGGAGGGAGTCCCTCGACTGCGGGAGGCACCGCGCCCAGAAAGCCGAGATGCCGCACCTTATAGCCGCCCTTGCCATCACTGACTACCTTCAGCGAGCGATCGATGAGTTTGCGCTCTCTTACAGCATTGACTAATTCCTCTGCTACATCGAGATCGGAAAAGAGCATGCCGTCCTGGACACGCATTGCCTCGAAGTCGCCATAACGCGGACTGTCTAATTTCGGATGGCCTATTACAACAGCTGGAATAAAACCGCCCGCAGCCTTGTCGGCATTAAAGTTTGCGACCATGCTCTGCATATCAGCATCGGACCATGGCTTGGTATTACCGGCAGAGTCGGTATGAGTTCCGGCCCGAAATGCCGGGAAACCTTTGATCTTGATTCTCTTGCCCATGCTACCTCCTTTTTAAATAAATAGCCCGGCTCGGCCTGTCGGCCTTACCGGGCATCTGGTGCCTCTGAAGATTGAATTATTAGCGGATACTTATTCCCCCGCGCCTTCCTTCTTTCTTTTATCTTCATAACGTCGGCCTGCAACCTTTTTATGATGCTTAAACTCCTCTTCAGGCAGTTCATTATAGAGGACCGTATAGATGGTTGAGGCCGTCCGATCTACAGCCCGTCCTATCTCTCGGAAACTGACACCTCGACGATACATATCCTTTACTTGCGCGATGTTCTCAGCGGTGAGAGGCGGCTTCTTGACCAATTTACGTTTAAAGTTCTCGTTAACCTCTTCAAGCAATGCAAGATATTTGTCCTTCCATTGGTCAGATGATTCAACCTTTTCCTTCAACGCCCCAAGGTCTCGTTCCAGCTTTTCAATGCGTTCCATTATGTTGCTCATAGGCTACCTCCTTTTTTTACGTCCACCTTTTGGAGATTTTTGCAACGCGGGCACTTAATCTGCCCTTTTGCAGTCGCGAAAATCCCAAGCAGGCGATTACATCCTTCACAGCGAACTTCGGTTTCCATGGGTTGAGATTATCACAGTCGGAGAAAGAACAAATATTGAACCGTTCAATATTTGTTTGTAGCTTCCAGCAGCTAAGATGGAGGGGAATTTATAACTAGGAGGGCAGCGCATGGACGGCATAAGTTTTAAGGATGTCATACAATTTACAACACAGGGCGGAGTGGCTATCATCGTATTCATTATCTGGTATTTCACGTTCGCCAGCGCCAAGAAACAAACCGATGATTTTCTTAAACAGTCTCTCGCACAGAGCAAGGAAGCATTCGACAAACTCACCACTCTCAATACCTTGCTTCTGAAGTACCTCACTGACGAGCAGGAATACAAACTCCAACTCACAGGCATTCTCGACCGGCTCTCGATGAAAATGGAAACACCCGCGCAGTGCCCCATTCTGATAGGCGGCAAGAAGATCAGACTGGAGGTGTCTGAATGAACCTGGGGAACGAGGTGATTCTAGCCAAGGCACGACTCTCAGAGAAGGAGAAACGCCTGAGAGACCTGAGACGGCGGGGAGAGAACTACATAATCATCCTCCGCGATATTATTGACCCGAGTGTCGAGGAGACCGAGGATCTCGATCTCGACAGGGGGGAGATAACGCTGAGGGACTTCAGGGCTCTCAACCAAGAGATTGTGGAGCTAAAGGCCGAGATCAGGAAAAATAAACGGGAGCTGGGGATCGATGGGTAAGACAGCTCTTTATTACGAAGATGCCCAGCGGCTATTTGTGCGCGAAGGTTTTTCGCTCGATGCGATCGTCGGCATGCTCGGCAAAAAGGTTTCCAGAAAAACCTTATATAACTGGAAGACCGACGGTGAGTGGGAGAACAAGAGAAAAAAGCATCTTGAGCAAAACAAGGAAACCAAGGTTCAGCTTAAGAACCTTGTAGACATCACCCTCCAGAACGCTGAGGCGGAGCCCACCCCCAAGAACATCCTGGCCCTCCTTAGATCCATCCAGGCATATGAAAGCTATGGAGGGATCAAGCTCCAGATAGAGAGCACCGGCGAAGAGAGCAAGAAGCCGGGGCAGAACCAGTACTCCCCTGAGGTCATAGAAATGATCAAAGGTATGTATGGCCTCAAAGCATAAGCGGCTCCGAACATATCTACTGGGCCTATTGCTTGCCTTTGGCCTGCTGCTGATAATTGACCGACTGCCTGCACTCGCAACCCCCAAGCCTCCTCAGACCAAGGGAGTGGTCAAGACCGGAAACCAGCAGCCTGCCACTACGCTCACATCTCAATCCACCATCGACCCCATCATAAAGCTTACGGAATACCAGAAGCGATGGGTGAACGATAAGTCCAGGTTCAAGATCGGAAAGTGGTCAAGACAGGCGGGCAAATCATTTGCCACATCGCTGGAAGCGGTTATCGACTGTTTCGAGCATCCGGGGACTACATGGGTATTTCTTTCAGCCGGTGAACGTCAATCAAAGGAGTTGATGCGCACCGCCGCAATTCATGCCCGTGCGATCAATGCAGCAATCACCGAGCTTACAGATAGCTTCAAGGACGAAAACAATAAAACTGAGTACAAGCAGCTCGAAATACTCTTCCCTAACGGTTCGCGCATCATCGGGCTCCCCGCTAACCCGAGCACTGCCCGTGGACACAGCGCCAACATCCTGCTCGATGAGTTCGCATTTCATAAAGACTCCAGGGAAATATGGAAGGCCCTTTTCCCTACAGTTACCCGGGGGTACAAAATCCGTATCATTTCGACGCCCCAGGGCAAAAAGAACAAGTTCTATGAGTTGTGGACGGCCAAGACGCTGCAGATATTCGACGGCCATGACTATGAGCATAAGGGCGAGCGCGGCGGATACTCCAAACACAACTGCACAATTGACCAGGCTGTTGAACTTGGCCTTGAGATATACGATGAGGACGGCGTGCTTATTGAGCCGGAAGACCTGCGCCTGGCTCTTAATGATGATGAGGCCTGGCACCAGGAATACCTGGTCGAGTTTGTTGACGAGGCCACGGCATGGCTGCCCTATGACCTGATAGAGACTGTGGAGGATGTCAGGCTCCTGGCTGAGCCTTCATGGGTGGAGCGCCTTATCAATGAGGCGGTGGAACATCACGCTCTATATAAGCATCTGCAAAGTCCTCCCATATTCGATCCGCATTGGCTGCAAGAGGAGGTCCCGTTCATTGGAGATCTCCACGTCGGCTTTGACGTTGCACGCATACGGGATTTATCAATCATCTGGCTGGATGAGGACCACAGCGGTATTTATGTGACACGCGCCGCCATCGCGCTTAAGAAGCAGCCCTTCGGAGTCCAGAGGAATGTGCTCTTTGCGATCATGAGATTGCCGAGGTTCAGGCGCGGCTGTATCGACCAAACCGGCATCGGCGCGGATATTGCGGAAAGAGCCCTGGAGGTATTTGGGCCGAGCAGAGTAGAGGGTATCACTTTTACACCGGCTAATAAAGAAGTGCTGGCCCATGCGATCAAACAGAGTTTTGAAGACCGCAAGGACATGATCCCCGCAGACCAGGTGATCCGGCAGAGCCTGCACAGCGTGAAGAAGACAGCCACTGAAACAGGACATTTCAGGTTCGATGCCGACAGGACAGAGCAGATCGGGCATGCCGACCACTTCTGGGCAAAGGCATTGGCTGTCATTGCCAGGAGCAAGGCGAATTCAGGCCCTGTCTATGTCGCATCCAGAAGCAAACGGGAATCGAGCAGCATCCTGAGAGGGTACGACTAAATCTAAGGCCCTACAGGGCCATTTCAGCTGTCAGGGCATACATAGGCATAGGTCAGGGCGGTATGGGCAAAACTAAAAGGAGTTAACAAGCAATGCAGGGAGGTTTAACGCATGGGTAGACAGGGCATCTGGATAGATCAGCATACATTTACGGAATTCTCGGGAGACGCCGGGAATTCATTGAGCAAGGAGATCGCGACCAGGGACCGGTCAATCGATTTTTACAACCTCGGCATGTACCTGCCGAACCCTGACCCTGTACTGCGCAAATCCGGGCAAAACATCAAGGTCTATAACGAGCTGCTCTCAGACGCGCACGTGGGATCATGCGTCATCAACCGCAAAAGCGGAGTGCAATCCATGCAGTGGTCTGTAGATCGGGGCAAAGCAAAGAGCCGACAGGCGAAGATCACTTCAGATGCGCTTCAGGCTCTCGACATGAACAGGATTATCGGAGAGATCCTTAATGCTCCGCTGTGCGGGTATCAGCCCCTGGAGGTCTTATGGGGAAAGGTCGGCGGTTGGATACTTCCGATCGACGTTGTCGGGAAGCCCCGGAACTGGTTTGCCTTTGACGCATCCAACAATCCACGTTTCCTGACCAAGGTAGATATGATCCTGGGTGAAGAGCTTCCGCCGAAACAGTTTCTCTTTGCGCGTTATGAGCCGACATATGATAATCCCTATGGATTTCCGCTCCTGTCACGCTGTTTCTGGCCGGTAACTTTTAAAAAGGGTGGCTATAAGTTCTGGGTAACGTTTTTAGAGAAATTCGGCATGCCTTTTTTATGGGGCAAATTGCCGCGCGGATTAGGCAAAAAAGAATATGATGATCTCTACGATATCCTCGAACGCATGGTCACAGACGCGGTAGCGGTTACGCCTGATGACGGGAGCATCTCGATGATCGAGAGCAAAGGCTCAAGCGGGAGTTCGGATATATACGAAAAGTTTCTGACGTTTGCCGATAGTGAGGTGAGCAAGGCGATCGTGGGGCAAACTCTAACCACCCAGGTCGGAGAAAAAGGATCGTATGCTACATCACAGACGCACATGGAAGTGCGAAACGATATCGTCCTGGGAGATAAAAGGCTCTGCGAGAGCACGATGAATCAGCTTATCATCTGGATTGACGAGTTGAACTTCCAATCCGGGAATCCACCGACATTCAGTCTATATAAAGAGGAGGACGTGGACCTAACGTTAGCTGAGCGCGACGATAAGCTGACGACAGCCATGGAAAAATCAGGCCTGAGCCTGACCAGGACTTATTACAAGAAGAACTACAGCCTGGACGATGAAGATATAGAGGATGCAGGCACGGCACAAACTACGTCTCAGTTTTCGGCTTCGGATACGACGACAGCAGATGCTATAAGCCCGCTGGACAGCATGGCGAACCGCATGAACAAAGAGGCATCAGCGGCCATGACGGGAATGTGGGCTCCCATCGAAGCGATGATCAATGAGGCGCAGAGCCTGGAAGAGCTGCGCGACAAGCTTGTCGAGGCGTACAAAGACATGGATGTCAACGCCCTGGGCACCCTTATGGAACAGGCCTTTGCCGTAGCAGAGCTTGCGGGCCGCTTTACTGTGAAGCAATGAGCGCCGACTGGCAGGACCTTCCCTTTAACGAGGCGATAGATTATTTTCGCAATAAGGTGGATCTGCCCACCCAGCGGTGGACGGACCTCATGGGCGGTATGCACGCGCCGGCGTTTGTGGTGGCGGGCGCGAACAAGGCGGAACTGCTGGCCGATTTGCGCGGGGCCGTGGACAAGAGCATCGCCAAGGGCGGAACCATCCAGGACTTCCGCAAAGACTTCAACGCGACTGTCAACAAAACGGGCTGGACGTACAAGGGCGAGTACGGCTGGAGGACGGGCGTGATCTTCAATACTAATCTATCGGTAGCTTACTCGGCGGGCCGCTACAAACAGATGACCGATCCGGACGTACTGGCGGCCATGCCCTACTGGAGGTATAAGACCATGCGGGATACCCGTGTGCGGCCCCTGCACCGGCAATGGGACGGCGTAACGCTCAAATACGATGATCCGTGGTGGCAGAGTCATTTCCCGCCCTGCGGCTGGGGCTGACGGTGCGCGGTGGAGAATCTCTCGGGTAGAGATTATGATCGGTTTAAGGGATCGGGAGACATTATCACCACCGCCCCGGATGACGGCACTTATAAGTGGACGAATCCGCACACCGGCGAGATCATGACCATACCCAGGGGCATCGATCCGGGCTGGGATCACAATCCAGGCGAAGCGGCCTGGGGACGAAACTGGGCAGCAACGGCAATGGATAAAGCAGATGCTGGCAGGTGGGGGGATGTGGACCCGTGGAAGTCCTCGGCGTACAGCAGGCCCGACCGGGTGCCCACAGATAAGCCTCAGGCTGCAGTCGGGCCGACAGCACGAACTGAAGCGGCACTGAGGCAGGCGCTGAAAAATGCTATTGGCGGCGAGGAGGCGTACTTCACCAATCCGTCAGGCGAGACGGTGATGATCAACCAAGCCCTTGCAGATCATATGATGGAAAATCCGAAAATGCGCTGGGACGGCAGGGAGGCGTATTTCCCTTTTATCCCCGAACTGATAACGGACCCTTATGAGATATGGGTCAACTTTGCGCGGAATGAGGAGAGCGGCCTCTATGCGGTGAGGGAGAAGTACGTGAAGTCCGTGCAGCTCGACAAAAAGACTACCCTCGGCCTGGTAGCGGAGACTACAAATGGTTTATGGACCGGTATGACGTATTACAGGGGATCGGATTCGGCTCTCAGTAATCTCAGGCAGGGGAGGCTTTTATGGGGAAGATGAGACTACAGCCCGACACACCTGAGCTGCGTCGCTACGACGGCGGTCATCGGGGTGTGTCCCTGCGCCGTCCAGTTAAGTTTAGTATGTCTCAATCACAAGGAGGTGTCAAGTGCCCATAATCGAGATAAAGGTTGAGGACCAAAAGGTCAAAGACCTGCTGAAGGGCATGCAGGATCGCGGAGAAAACCTGACGCCCGTAATGAAGCTGATAGGCGAGACGGTGAGGCGTTCAGTCGAAAAAAACTTTGACGAAGAGGGTCGTCCGCCCTGGAGATTATCAAGACGCGCACTATACACCGACGACAAGACCCTGACCCACACCGGCAGGCTCAGGAAGTCCATCACCTACGCGGCATTCAATGACCGCGTGGAGATCGGCACTAACGTGCGTTATGCGGCAGTGCATCAGTTCGGCTACAGCGGTACGGTGAGCGTGGGGCAGCATACCAGGAAGGTGAAGACCAGGGATATTAAGGAGGGCAAGAAGACCATTGCAAAGGGCATAGGTGTGGTTCGCAGCCATCAGCGCAAGATGAACATACCGGCGCGGCCCTTCCTGATGGTGCAGGATGAGGATTGGCAAGAGATCAGGGATGCGATCCTTGATTATATAGCGCGACCGAGAGGAGGAACTCATGAGTAAGGAGGTGATATAAATGAATATCATAGAACTCATACAAAAAGTAGCCGACGGAGACACTATGTTCAGGATTTTCAT